TCCAGTATTCGTTGTGTGCTCAATTCCATACCCAGACATTACCGCAGACGTGCGCGCACGTCAACAAGGAATCGCATTTATTCTCCGATTGTTTGTAAGTCGTTGAGAATGCGACGGATGCCCAACCAGACGCTGAGCTTGGTCGTTCCGCCGCCGGGCGATGCGTTTGGGTTTCTTCGGGCGTCCGCCGAGTTTCCCGTTCTCCCGCGAGCTTCGAGCCTTCGCGGGCGTCGAGACGCTCCCGATGAGCGCCCCGACGTTGATTTCTTTGCCGCAGTGCGGGCAGTTCATTCAGCCCCCATGATTTGGTCGCGAGCGGCTTGGAATCCGTCCTCGGAGTCCCAGCAGGGGTCGCCGTTGGTTTCGATCACTTCCTGCCCCGTGCGCGCCCGGTAGAGCGTCATTTTGCTGTCGCCGCTGCCGGTGCTGCCGAGGATTTCCAGTTCCCTGTTCGCGCCGAAGTGTTTGCGGATTCCGATGCTCGCCACGTTTTTGCTCATTACAGTTTTCATTTTGTTCTTTCGGAGGCTTCGGGTTACTGGCCCGTCGCTCATCTGCAAACACTATAACCTATCTGTTAGGTTTCGCAACAAGAATCGCAAACTATTTTGACCCTGTTTCATTGGGCTTTTGAACGATTGGCTTCCACAGCAGGCGTCCAGCACAGGCGGTAGGCCAGCCGAACCAGTGTTTCGTTTGGGTTTCATGTCAGGCTTGGTCCCGGGCGCTCAGTTCTGCGTGTTGTGCCTGCAAGCCCAGTTCCGCTTTCATGGCTTCCCATTGGGCCGCAGCCGGCCCGCTCAATTGCAGGGCGGCCAGTTCCTGGGCCGGAGTGCGCGCGCGATGCTCGAAGTTGTTGGCGTCAATGATCCGCTCGGTCGAGCCGGTCCGTACCGTCTGCGTGCGCGGTGGGCGGGGCCGTAACCGGGCTTTCTCGGCGGCGAGGTCCTCCGCAAACCTGTCGATCTGCCCAATGATGTGCCCCACGCGCAGCAGTTTGCCGAGGATCGAGGGATCGGTGGTCGTCCTCCGACGGTGCTGCACCACGCAGCGAAGGTCGTCGGTGGTGAAGCCGCGCCGGGCCCACTCGTACCAGTCCCGCTCGAATTCGGGTTGCCAGGTGAGTTCAATTCCCACGATGTCGCAGTAGGTCCGATGCAGGGCTTGCAGTTCCGGGCCGGTCAGTTTCGGGCCCACGCTCGTTATGCTCACCACCCCGGCCACGGGCGGAGGCGGAGGCGGAGGCGGAGGCGGAGGCGGAGGCGGAGGCGGAGGCGGAGGCGGAGGCGGAGGCGGAGGGAGCGGATTTTCGCGGCAACTTGCCGCGCCGATCGGCGCCGCATCTTGCGGCGTTTTCCCGCAAGCCGCATCACGTTGAGCGGCAAGGGTGGAGGTCAATAAGCCCAGTTCAGCCTGCGAATTCTCCGGTGGCGCCGGCCATTTCGAGGTTCGCGGGCGCGGTTCACCGAAGCGCGGGATCTCCAGCAGGCTTTTGCCGTCGGCGACGTAGAGGAGGATCAAGCCCAGCTCGCGCAGCCGGAGCAGGCCCCCGGCGATCTCCGCGATGGTCATGTCCGCGTGCAGGGGGAAGCAGTGGCCGCGGATGACTTCCGGCCGACCGTCGTAGCGGCCGAAATCGTCGGCCACGGTGATGAGCCGGATGAACAGGATCTGCTCGAACCAGGTGGCCCGGTTGAAGCGGTCGCTGTCGGTCAGGCCAGGACGAAGGAAGCGGCGGGGCATAGGGTTTGGATGGGAGGATGGTTGTTTGGTGAGGGATTGCTCATGGTTGGGGTTGCGGCTGCACTCTTACCCGGCCCAGGCCACACGCGCTGCATTGTTCGTGAATGGTCACGAGACTGTCCGGCGGGGGCGGGAGGCTGTTCGATCCGGTCCAGTGCTGGGTGGTGTGGATCACCGTCCATGAGGGGTGCAGGCAGACCCAACTGAGCAGCGGGCGCTCGACAGGAGGCCGGGGAGCGTCGGTTTCAGGTGACGCTGGGCGTTCAGCAATCGAGTCATCTCCCCACCACCAGATTTCACTGCCGGGTTCGGTGTCGATCTCACCGTGGATGGCCGGATTGTAGATGACCTTCTTCGCTCGACCGTGCTGCGCGGCCAGGTGCATGAGGTCCTCGGGGTCGATCTCGAAGCAACACCCGGCATCGGCCAGCAGGTCCCGAAGGTAATTCCACAGGGCTTTCCCCCACTCGGCGTCCGTGCTCACGTTCGTGTGAAGGTTCATGGGGAGAGAGGGGCAGAAAGTTGAAGGCCGACCACGCACCATGTGGCCCGGTTGAAGCGGTCGCTGTCGGTGAGACCAGGGCGAAGGAAGCGGCGGGGCATAGGGTTTGGATGGGAGGATGGTTATTTGGTGAGGATCGCTAATGTTCTGGGCCGGGTCATTTTACGATGGCTGGATCGAATGCAATACGCTTGATGCAGCAGCGCCGATTGGAACTGCGGCCCTCGCCGCGCCGCGCCGGGCCTTGCCACGCCGTGCCGGGCCATGCCGAGCCGTGCCTTGCGTGAAAAATCCAACCATCAGTTTGATCCGTTTGGCTGCGGTAAACGTAGCCGTTTGGCTGCGGTAGCTGAGGCCAACTGCAAGGTGGCCGCAGCGTTCACAATGTGATCCCGGACTTTCATTTCGGCTGAGGTCAACCCGTCTACCGCGGTGCTGCTGGCGATCTCGGACGAGCGCCGAATGCCGCGCATCGAGTTCTTGTATTTCGCCCCCGCGACGTGCACCCGAGCCGAGTTGTCAAGGACGATGAAACCTTTGCCAGGTTCAGCACCGAGCAAGAGGTTGTGTTCACGATGCAACTGCAGGCGCCAAGCTTGGACCACGGTTTTCCAGCGGTTCGATGTTCGGACGCAGCCGATCGCTTTTTCCAAGGCCGCGTAGGAGATGAATGTCCCCGCTGCCGGCGTGCCCACCTCCTGGCAGATTCTTTTCACGTCCGGCGCCGTCGGAATGCCCGCGCCGAACAGTATGGCGTCATTTTTTTTCATAGCGCCTTGACGATGGCGGTGAACCGGCCGTGGATGCCCGGGCTCATCGGAGAACTCGGACGCCAGTCGCCAATGCCGGCGTAGTGCCCGGCAAAGGTGATGATTTTCTGTAACACTGATTCCGTGATTTGCTCGTCCACCACGGTGAGTTCGCCAGTGGTGGTCCAGCCTCGGAACTTGGGGCGCACCCGCACGTGCTTGGATTTCCCAATTTTCGCGCGCTTCACAAACAGCTCGAAGCCCATCGCGCTGGCTTTGGCTTGGTGCACTGAGAAGCTGCGCTCTTCCTGCAGCTTCAGAATCGGCGCGTAGCGGATGGCGTGGCTCGCGACTAGCAGCGGCCAACCTTCCTGTTCGATGATGATTCCGGACTGAGTCTGGGCTTTGAAGGTCTTCTGGCCTTTGCCGGTGGGACACAGCTTGCCACCTTCGCGCAGCATGGTCATCAAGTTGTCGCTGGGCAGGATGACCAGTTCCTTGGCTTCGTCGTGGTAGACGTTCCCGATCCAGCGCCAGGCCGGCGTGCGGTCGTCACCTGGTACGCTGTCCTTGGTGTTCGCTGGGTCGGTAGCCCATTGCTTGAGCAGGTCCGCCCAGTCGAGGTTATCCCAGTGTAGGAGTAAGGGGCTTAGGCCAGTGATGGTGACTTGGTATTTGGTTATGTTCATGTTTTGCCTTTCGTCGCAGGGTTGTTGTTGTTGGTTGTTCTGTTACCCGCGAAGAAATTGGAGAAATCGCCCGGCGCTCAAAGGAGCCGGTGTCCTTGCCCCGCCGAGCCATGCCTCGCCTCGCCGTGCCCCGCCACGCCCAGCCCAGCCACGCCGCGCAGAAATCGTCCGGCGCCCAGAGGAGCCGGTGTCCTTGCCTCGCCAGGCCCCGCCGGGCCCAGCCCAGCCGCGCCAGGCCGAGCCTTGCCACGCCTTGGAAATTTCATTTCCATCCCCCCACAAAGCCGCCCCGGGCGCGGGATGGACGCGTCGGGCGATTGGGTTTGCCGCCGGCCCCCGGCGCTGTCCTGGGCTCTGCAGCGGCGCCAGTCGGTCCCTCCGGCTTGTTGCCCAGCGCCGCCAGCCGTGTGTCCACAGCCGCGCGTAATGCCGACCAGCTCGGGCTCAGAATCACCAGCGCCGCCGACGCATACACTCGGCAGTCCAGGGCCTCGTTGCGCCGTCCCTCGGGCAACACGAATTCGCTGATTGGAAAGCCTTTCACGTAGCGGGTGCGCATCTCTTCGCTGGTCAGTTGCTGGAAATAGCCCTCGTCATAGCCCGCGCCATCCGCGCGCGTGAAGTGGCAGTATCCCGGGCCGGCGTCCAGCAGCCGTAGCCGGCCGTAGAGCTGGCGCTTGGCGGTGTCTGTGCCGATCCTATACACCGGGCAACGCCGTCGGTTCGCCCGGCTCAGGTGGCCTACGATGGGTTCCGCGCGCACGTTGGAGCCTTTGACCGCGTAAATTCGGCGGGCGAATCGCGGCCGGCAGAATTGATAGACCTGGTCCGTCGCAAAGCCGGTGTCCACGGCCGCGGCGGCGATGCGCAGTTCCAGGCCGGCCCGGTTCCGCCACGCGGCGGTGTCCAGCCAGGCGCCCAGGTCAACCCAAAGCTGGTGCTGGAGTGGGTTGCCCGGGATGATCCGATGCTCGATCCCCCAGCTTTCTTCGCCTTCGGCCCACCCGACGACGTCCACCTCCGCGCGGTCGCCCTGGATGTCCACGCCGGCGGTCAACACCAGGACCTTGTCCGGGATCCCGGTGTAGTCTTCGCGCCGCTTCTCGAGTGCGCCGGACTCGATCCGCTCGCGCTCTTCTTCATACCACTCAGCCAGGAAGGTGTTCACCCAGACCATCAGCGAGAATGGGCCGCCATGTTTCGCCTTCAGGAATTCTTCCACGAACTCGTGCAGGTAGCTTCGGTAAGCGTCCTTCTTGCCCAACACGCGATACAGCCCGTTGAGGTGCCGGCCGCGCGTGCCTCGGAACGGAGCCGTCGGGCGCCATTGCCCGCGCTGGATCGCCTCAAGTCGTTCCGCGTCGCTCAAGTGCGACTGGCAGAAGCTGCACACGTAAACGGCGTCTTCGGGCGCCCGGCGTGTGGTGCCGTCGGGCTGCTCGAATTCAAACTTGATCTGGCTCCATTTGAGGGTCTGCCATTGGCCGCATCTCGGGCAGGGCACGAACCATTGTTGTTGGTCGCTCTGGTGCCAGAGGACTTCCGATCTCGACAGGCCCTTGATGGTCGGGGTGGTGCTCTTGAGCTTGACCGCGTTGTGGAAGGTCTCCGCGCGGCCGTCCGCCTGGGCGATCGGGTCGCCTTCCTGGTTCGGTTCGTAGGCGTCGATCTCGTCTTGCAGGATCACGCGCTTGCTGCGCTGACGCAGTGTGCTGGGACTGTTCGCCCCCGCCACGGTGATGTTGCCGCCCCGGAAACGCTTGTTCAGGATGGTGTTCTCGGTGTCGCGCGTGCGCGGGGGCCGGATCCGTTCATGCAAGCAGGGGGTGGCTTCGCAGGTGGGGTTAAATTTCTCTTTGCTCCAGGCTTTCGCGCTGTCGAGCGTCGGGTAAACCACAAGGATTGAGCTTGGATCGTAGTCGATGAAGTAGCCCACAATCCCAACGAAGCACGCCGTTTTGCCCACTTGCTTGGCCATGACCCAGATGGCCTCGACGATCGCTGGGTCCACCGCGTCGTCGAGCATCGCGCCTTGATACGGGCACCGCGCCACGTGGTATTTGCCCGGCTCGGCGTTACCTTCCCGCGGCAGATGCAATCGCGCCTCGGCCCATTCGCTCACCTTGTAGCGCGGCCGCGGGGCGAGGAGCTTGCGCGTGCGCCGCTCCAAGCGAGCCAGGCCGGTGGGATTGAGCACGGAAGTCATGGTTCAGCTTTTGGAGGATTCAGCCTTGGAATGAATCGCGGGCTTGCTGACGTTGGTACGGAGTTCATCTAGTTCACGTTCCAGTAAATCGCGCAGCGCGCGTGGGGTAAGCCCCGTGTGGTATCGGCTTTCGATCTTGGAGGGCAGCACGTCGAGCTGTTGCAGCAACGCGCCGATGATATTCTCCCAGGCTTTTTCCACGGCATCCAGCTCGACTAGGTCGCCGCGCTTGTGTGCGAGGTCCAGCTCCAACAACTGACGCTCCGCGCGGACTTTCATCTCCTTCTCCTCGGCCAGTGTGCCTACCCGCCGGGTCTGCGCTTCCCGGTAGTACCGGAAAAGCCCCTGCAAGGTGGGGACCAGAACGTACTGCCCGCGGATTGGCGGCGAAAAGAAGCCGTCCTTGGCCAGTTGTCGGTGCCGTCGATCGCTCAATCCTGTCAAGCTGCATAGTGTCTCTGCGCTGATGTTCGCCCCGGGGACCACTTTGAAACTGAAATGAGTTTGGCGCCCGAGTGTCTAGCCTCTCGCTGTAGTCGCGCGTTTACC